GTATGACCGCCCTCCACGATGCCAGCATAGAAGCCGTCATAGCGGATGCTGCCCCGGCGCCCGCGCGGACCAACCTGAACGTTAATCTTACTGCCTTTGCTGTTCCAAGTTCTGATGCTTCGGCGCAAGGTGCCCGCTGGTATCGTGCGCAGTATTTTGCCTGGACTGCTGTCGCGGCCTTTGTTGCGCCGCTCATACAAATGAAACTCGGTGCCCTTAGCTGGCAGCTGCCTCTTAATGACGCGAGCAGCCACACGCCCTATGCGGTGGTTCTCAGCTCGCAGCTCCTTGTACATATCCTTCGGGAAGTCGCCCAGCTTAGCTAGACGCTTTTCGAATTCCTTGAAGCCTTCAATGCGCGTGTTGACTTCAGCAGCGCTAACACCGCGGCCACCACCGCGCCGGCTAGCTAAATACTCTCTAAGCCTAACGCCCATCTGTTCCCCTCTCTTTGCAGAAGATGCGCAAGCCGTCGCGCCGGCCTATCTCTTCAAAGCCTAAGATGTCATACTCGCGCGACTCAAATATGATTGTGTCATCCTGAGCGATGGCCAGGCCGCCAGCGTCGTCGCTAGGGTTAGGGTGCCGAACGATGAATGCCAGGTCGCGTTGCGGGTAGATCTGATAAGCCTTCATGCTTTCGCTTGCGCTGCCAGCATAAACAACTTGAGCCCACATGCTAGTATCTGTGGAGCTGGCAGCCGTCGGCTGGCCGTAGTCGTCTTGCGCAAGCGTAACCTGCCGGAGCGTGATAGCTCTATCTCTAAGGCCTGCGTTCTTCATGGCTGATGCAAAATGCGGAAGCCGTTAAGCAAAGCGTCGGTGCCCAGCTTAACGCGCGTAGTTATGGTGCCGCTCACCTCATCGGTGCGCATGTCGTAGAGATGGCCAACGATAAGCTTGATCGCGCTAATGATGGGAGCGGGAATGTCTGCCGGAGCGTAGCCAGCTGTGAACTCAATGCGGATAGGCGTAAGCTCGTATTCTTCTAAGCTGGGCACATCGTGGAAGTATATCTGCCCTGGCTGCCGCTGAATGTCGTAATGGACTAGCGTAGAGCTCAAAGTCTGCTCTGTTCCGCTTTGGTTGTCATACTTAACATCCCCCACCGCTGAGAGCGGCCCCACTGGAAAGGTAGCTAAGCGCCACTGTCGAAGGTATCCCGTAGCAGAATACGAGCCTAAAAGCACGTTGCAGTAGTTTTCAACGTAGGCGATGGCTGAGAGGCGTGCAGCTTCTATCAAAGTGTCCTCAAGTGCATGAGTTACACGTAGATGCTTCTTGAGCTCCACTGTTGAAATAATCTGCTCGGCTAACGACGTAGAGCTCACGTCAGTTTGCAAAGCGCCTATAGTGACTTGCATAGCATAAAAATAAGAAAGCCCAGCTGTTGGGCCGGGCTTTCTTGATGTTGTTAAACGAGTATTAGTCGTTGGTGACAGCTTCGTGACGCGCAAGCGCTGCAGCTTGACGGATGTCGAAGTCATAGAAGCGGTTGACGTGCAAATTGATTTGCCCAGTGCCGGCCGCGCTGTATGGATCAACCAACAAGTCGATACCACCAAAGAACGCCATGATACAACCTTCAGCAAAGTTGCCCAAGACTACGTGCTCGCGGTTCGTTTCATTGATGTGCGGAGTAGCAAAATAACGATACTCACCCAGCAGAGTCGTGATAGCGGCAACAGCTGCACCTTGGCGCAACAAAGCGTGGGCGGTGGTCGTGTCAGCTACCAAGCTAATGTTGCTCATGGTCGCGCCAGCGTTCGCAACTGCCTGCTCCAGCGCAAAGACAGTTGCGTTTTGGTTAGCGATTGTCAAATCTGCTGTTGTTACAGGTGTACCGCTATCGGTTACAGCTGCAAAGCAAGTCTGGTCGATAAGCGTGTTGATGCCACCAATGAGATCGCGAGCGATAACAGCATCGACGTCAGGCCCACCCTGAAGCAAAAGCAGCTTAGAGTAGGTCGTCTTGTTAGCTACACGCTGCGGAGAGAGCGTGAGCGTATCCATCTCCATACCGCTGTTAGCACTAGCGTCGACCTCTCCTTCGATAGCAGCTCCAGCCTTAACGCTTACACGCGGGAACTGCAGGTTGCCAGTGGCGTTATTGATGACAGTAGTGCCGACTTGCTGAATCAGCGAAGGAGCACGCAGCGCCTCGATAGCGTTGCCTACCTCAGTAGCGACAAAGCCGGAGCCGTCACCGCCGCCAGTAGCCTGGAAGTCGTCAGCTGCACCAGCACGAAGCGCAACGCCGGGGATGCCGATGTTACCGTTAGAGCTGATACCAGCGAGAGCGGCCTCACGGCTGTACTCCTGAGCCCATTCCAGTTCAGCGCCAGTAAGGTGGCGGCCTTCAGCGATGCTCATAATTGCGCGCTGCAGGCTGAACTTGCTGTTCACCTTGTTAACCTCGCGCTGCTCGCTTTGGCTGCTTACGTTGCTAACGCGCGCAAGGCGTGCAGCAGCATCAGCTTCTTGGCGCTTCAGCTCGATTTTCTTGTCGAGCTTAGCTAGCTCGTCTACCATATTGCGAGCGACGATCATGTCGTTGTCGCTGATCTCTTCAGTGGATTCGTCAAGCTTAGCGACAAAGCTCTGGTGCTCTTCGCTCTTCTGCTTGCGCAATGCCTGGAGATCTTCAAGCGTGTATTTACGCATTGTCTCTACAGTTTTGTTTTCTTCTTTCTGACGAGCCACTACGGTAGTAGCTTCATACGCAGGGTAAGTTACGGGAGAAACGTCATAAAGTTGCCCTACTTTCTCAATAACCATAACGCCTTCTTCGAAGCGGCGTTCGCTGATATTGAACGCAAAGGAGCTCTGCGATACGTCGCCCCGCTTGACCATTGCATATAAATCGCGACCCGCTTGAGTGTCGATGACATCGGCTTTATAATACAGCCCATTCTCGTCTAGCGAAAGCTTTAGCGTGCCGTTAGTGGTGCGCGCAAACGGCATGTTGTTATCGTGGTTAAACAACAGCCTAACGTCGTCATCTAGACGGCCTTCAAACGCGCCGCGCTCGATGCGCTCACGCTGGCCGCCTACAACTGTCTCTTCATCGTAGAGAGCTGCATAGCCCTCTAGCGTCATTGGCTTCTTTCCTGCGCGCAGTTCAGCTGTGCGCTTTAGAATTTCATTGTTCTGTTCCTCCATCTGTACTGATTTTATCGCTGTACGCTTCTAAGCGGTCCAGCGCAATTTGATTGACTTGTACGGTATGCGTGTCGCCACCAGGTACCGGGTTCAGATCCTCACGCGCACGCACTTCGTTGATGCTCATCCAGCCGCTAGATATAGCTTCCTTGTAATACTGCGCTCGCGTGTTGTTGTCAGCGCGATACATCGAGTCCATATCTAGGCGGATGTAGTGGTCGCGCACGTCAACGCCAACGATGAGCTTGCGGTCTAGCTCCTGCTCGATGCGCTTAACCCAGGGCAGGAGCGTATGCTGCCTAAACATCAGGTTCTGTTGCTCGACGTTGTTGTATGTCGTTTGGCTTTCAAGCTGCACCAGCGCAGGCGGAACGCTGAAAATGCGGCAGATCTCTTCAGCTTGGAATTTTCTGGTCTGAATAAACTGCGCTTCTTCTGGCGGGATGCCGATGCGGTTGTAGCGGAAGCCGAAAGGCAGGAGCTTGGTGCCGGCAGTGTTGCTGCTTTGGTTCCAGCTTTGCTGAATCGTTTCTATCTGCTCGTTCTTTAGCGGCTGCTCAGAGCTAAGAACGCCAGTCATCTGGCCGCCGTTAGCGAAGTACTGCATGCCGTACTCTTCAGCTGCTTTAGCAAGCCCGATGTTTTGAGCGTGCAAGCGTATCGGACTCATGCGATCCAGGTTACAAATGACGAGCATTTGCATATCACGAAGGATGCGGCCGTTAGTTAGCTTGTATGCGCTGTAAGTGTCGTCGACTGGGCGCACGTCGTAGTAGTTTAACAGCTTCAGCTCTACTGGCTGTCCCTGCTCCCTGACTATCTCAGCGTAACCGCAACCATACATACAGGCCTGCGCTATCAAGCTTTCAAAGAATTCGTATGCTGTACAGTATTCAGCTGGGTTGCTGAGCAGAATTTGCGCATTGTTATTCGGCGCATGCTCAATACCTTGTGGCCCCCGACGCATCACCAGCATAGGCATCGCCGCGATAGAGCTACTAATCTTGCTCACGCAAGCGTAGACAGCGGAGATTGCCATGCTGTTGGTTTCATTCATCACGATATTCCGAAAGCCGTAACCATTAACGCCCATCTGGGCAGCAATGCTTGTGCTGTCATACTTCGCGACGCGTGCCCGCTGGAATACATCCAGGAGGCGTTGTAGCCTATTTGCCATGCTATAAAGATAAATAAGTAGGCCCGCCGTTGCGAGCCTACCAATCCTTAACACATGAAACGCTACAGACTAATAATCGACAGGATTACGTCCTCGTCTTCTG